GCGTAAGCGAGAACTCAGCGACGCCGCGCTGCAGCTTATCCCACTTTGCTTTAGCTGCCCGCATCGCGGCCGCTTTCGTCGCATACACGGTCGTCAGCGTAAAAATGTTGTCTTCAGTCCCTGCGAGATAATCGCCCTCTCTGGCCTCCGGTGTTTTGGTCGCAGTTAACCCCTCTATTCTGGAATTTTACTGATGAGCAAACGCAGAGGCCGCAAGGCTCACACCGCCACCACGCAGCCGGTACAGGCAACCGCACCGCAGCAGCACGCCGAGGCGTTTACCTTTGGCGATCCGACGCCGGTCATGGATAAGCGCGACATTCTGGATTATGCCGAGTGCATCGGTAACGGGCGCTGGTTTGAGCCGCCGGTCAGCTTTAACGGGCTGGCTAAGAGCCTGCGCTCGGCCGTGCATCACAGCTCGCCGATTTACGTAAAGCGCAACATTCTGGCATCAACCTTTATCCCGCATCCGATGATGAGTCAGCAGGAGTTCAGCAAGTTTGCGCTGGATTATCTGGTATTCGGCAACGCCTTTGCCGAGCTGCGCCGCAACAGCTTGGGTAAGCCGCTGCGCCTTGAAACCACCCCGGCCAAATTCACCCGCAGGGGCGTAAAGGATGCCGTTTACTGGTTTGTGAATGACTGGAAGGAGCCGCATGAATTTTCGGCCGGCAGCGTGTTTCACCTGCTGGAGCCGGATATTAATCAGGAGCTTTACGGCCTGCCGGAATACCTCAGCGCGCTTAATTCTGCCTGGCTGAATGAGGCGGCAACGCTGTTCCGCCGCAAGTATTACCAGAACGGCGCGCACGCCGGTTACATCCTGTATATGACCGACGCGGCGCAGAGCAGCAGCGACGTTGACCGGATGCGACAGGCGATGCGCGACACGAAAGGGCTGGGTAACTTCCGCAACCTGTTCATGTACGCGCCGAATGGTAAGCCGGACGGGATCAAGATTCTTCCGCTCAGTGAAGTGGCGACGAAAGACGATTTCTTTAACATCAAGAAGGCCAGCCGCGACGACCTGTTAAGCGCACACCGCGTACCGCCGCAGATGATGGGAATTATCCCGGATAACTCCGGCGGTTTTGGAGATGCCGTTAAAGCGGCACAGGTATTTGTGAGAAATGAGCTGACCCCGCTTCAAGAAAGATTTAAAGAGATAAATACTTGGCTTGACTTGGAAATTATAAAATTTAAAGACTATTCACTATTATAATAAAAGCTAAAGGCACTTAGGTTTTTCATTCTAAGTGCTTTTAATCAACAGCTATATCTTTATCGACGTGGGCATGTATATTTTCTTGAGGGTCTGGCTGAATTAAAACACCCCCTTGCTCTGTAATGTTAGGGTTTTCCATTACCCTATTCATATTTTCCCTGATCGCACTTCCTATACTATTGTTTGCCTTGTCGGCCATTTGCTGTGCCTGCAACTGAGAGTTAGGAATGATATTGCCAAGTTCATCTATAACTCCCGCTGGCTTAGGCAAATTGCGTGTACTAGCCATCAGGGTGACTACATTGGCAACATCCTTCCTTCTTAAGAAAAGAGTGGGATCCATTCTGACATTTACTCCCTCAGGAGTCTGGATTATCTCAAATGGTTCTTTGTCAGAGAGTTCCCCCCCTCTATAAGTTAATAAAAATGCTACAAAGCCAATTACCCCAAACAATGCGCTAACTGCAAATGGGCCATAAGTTCCTTCTTTTTGAAACCATAAAAAGAGGCAGCCTATAAAAGAAAAAATAGCGCAAAAGGAGCTAAAAACAATCACTAAAGCTAAGTTCTTTTTAGGCCTTAGCTTAATTGAAGCATCTAACCTTGCCTTGAACTCAGAATTTAATAGAGCCATATCATGCCCCTATGGTTAATGTGCCATCTTCATTTTTGACAGCAGCAAAACCGGGCGTGGCGGTTCTGGCCCAATCAGCACTTCGATTATAAAGTCTTATTATATTTATCGAAGCACCCATGTAATAAACTACATTCGTGTCATCAATAAAGCACCGGTCAATCACAAAGTTACCGGTACTCACGTGTATTTTACAATTATCGAATCGGCATGAGATGAACTTCCATCCGTCAAGGTAAATCTCTTGGTTGTTAAACCAAAGCCCTTTAGACTCCGGCAAAACTAAACCTGACCAATTGCTAAGTTGAGACAGCCCAAGCCCTAAACCATGTGAATTAGGTTTTTGGGGCGTAGGTGGAACTGGATACACTTCTTTGACCATTAAGATTCACTCCTTTGTCTTGGACATTTCCATACTAGATTCGACAACTTCAAACTACAACTTAAACATGTTTGCCCTCCGCGCGCAATGCTATCCCCGCCACGCCTGCCCGCTTTGTGCATCGCTTTTAATGCAGTTGCATACGCCTCGAAAAACCGCGCCATTACTGGCGCTGCAGGGTGTTTCAGTGCCACAAAAATTAATGCGAATCCATGCACGTTATGCATGCATGGCTCATTTACGGGTTACAGCGCCTGAAAATTCTGAGGAAGCAGCGCTTCCATAGCTCAACTGCTGCAAGTAAATGATGCCTTCACGAAGTGAAACAGGGAGCGGCAACTCGATCATAAAAACAAAATCGTAAGTCCTTCCGAGCCAGAATCCTCCGCCAGCCTCTTTTGGACGCTGAAAGAATACCCAGCCGCCGGAATGGAAATACTCAAGGTAATCCCCACGATAAACGATCTGATAATTAGTGTCTTTTCCGGCCATTTGCTAACGCCTCGCAATGCTCGTTGTTCAACCGTGCCACTGCCAAAATCAAGATTATGGCATCAGCCCGGTTATCAATGCAGCCAGCTGTCATCTTCCCAGACGTTCTGAAGTAAATCATTCAGCCTGCGCCGGTCTTCATCAACTTTTACACCAGGCATTTCAATTTTGGTGTAACTACCCTGGCGAACCTGTAGCACTGCATCAGGAAACAGCGCAGTAACACGTTTGCTCACCTCTTCCCGGAAAGCTTCAACCACCGACTGACTGATTTTATGATTCTTATCGAGCATGATTTCAATACGCATATTAATCCCTAATCGGCAGCGTAAAAGATTTCCTCGCCAGCGTCCTGGTCAGTCTCCGAGTTTGCCAATTCGGCAATAATGGTGAGTGCCAGTTTCAGCTCAGACGGCTTACAGTTAGCAATGAGTGAAACCTCCGCTATAAACTGCATGCACGCCATTTTTTTATGCATCTGGCTTGATTCCTGAGCCGTCATTTTCCCTCCCCCATTTTTACTGTGTATTTATACAGTAGCACAGCATTTATAAGTTGAGGAAGAAAAATGTCTGAGTCGGATAATATTTTTATCTGGCTGATACGAAACAACTTTCCTTGTGTGTCTAAGCTATGCGCGGAAAACCGCAGCACATTACATATAGACTATCAGTCGCACTAATATCGTTAACTTTCACCCATCAATGTTTGCTTTCGAACGCTGCTTTTCAGCTAAACGGTTAAATCGTTCTAATACGAAAGTCCTTTTCGGCTCCAGTATTGCGCGGACCAGTTCACCATTAGGTAGACTGCGGAACAAATGACCACCGATTTTAGTCTGCGTGCCGCCAATCAGACGCACGGCCAGCCCGCGACTGATGGTTTCACCGCTTAAATCTCTCACCTGGCCGATCAGGTTGTCGCACGCAGCTTCGATTTTGTCCGACCGCCTCAGTTTCAGATGCCGCTTTTCTGGCCTTTCCGCCCTAATCCGGCTCAAAAGCTGCCGCCTTTCCTTTCTGCTCATGCCGTCCAGGTCGATTTTTTTGAAACTTTCCGGCGGGTTCGAATCCTCAGCTCTCAAACCTCCCGTACAGTTATTGACAGAACTCCGAGAGGACGCGGACGCGTCCTTAAATTCAAAACCCAAATCAACTGCACGTTTCGGAACAATTTTCCATTCTGTCAGGCGAGTTAAGATCGGCGTATCGTCACCAACTTCTGTTGCGTAAACACCCTTAATACGCACGGTTTCCTCACCGTAGTCATTCACGTCTTCGCTTGTCTGATACCAGGCGCGCACAGCCAGCTCATCGCGGCGCACGAACGGGCCGCCCTGCGCGTTAACGTATCCTGCCCAGTCTCCCGCATCGGCTGCATCATGCGCTGCCGCAAACTCGACGCTAAGTCCGTGCGCGGTTTCACTATCAGCCATCTTGCGCAGCTCGCGGTAAACCGTTACCGGCGCGCCGCCCACAAACTGGAATTGCCGGATGTGCCAGCGCGCAGCCCATGCAGATACTGCAGGGGCTGTTTCTTTGACCTCTTTTCCACTTTCATCATCCAGCTCATTATCCAGCGCATAGCCGTCGATGTTCTTTGAAATATATTTAGCGATGTAACCCGTGGCGCTGCCTTTATCTGGATCAATGGCTTCGGCATGAAAACGGGCCTTGCGGGCTTTGTCTGTCGTCAGCTCGCTGCTGTCTTCCTGATATGCATAATCGCGTATAACCTTGCGCACCTGCTCAACCTCCTCCGGGCGCATGAACATCAGCATGTGCCAGTGCGGAGTCGCGTCATGGTGCGGCTCAGCGACACGTATCCCGAAGATGCGGATATCGTCGCGGTGAAGTTTGGCGCGGATTTTCTGCCAGACATTGCAAAGATAACGCTGCGTGTCGGCCGGGCTGGCACCATTCCATTTACGATTGCGGTGCCCCGTTTTAATAGTGGCGTGATATCTGGATGGCGCAGTGATCGTATAAAACTCACCCACGAACCCCATTTCATTGCAGATATCTTCAAAACCACGAATGCGGTTCATCAGCTCACAGCGGCGGATAGCCGGATTAGCTACGCTGCCGTCAAACTTATCGATAAGGCTGATGCGGTTGCCTTCTGCGTCTTCCAGTTCCATTCCTTTCAGAAATTCACGGGTACGACGCTTCTGCTCGCGCCACTCTGAAACGGTCATGCTGCTGGCGTAGGGGGTATGCTTTTTGCTGACGTTAGCCAGGGCGATCTGAAGGTGTTCACGCCATGATGCAGCCACGCGGCGCAGTCGGCCTTTCCACCATTTTTCCGTCTGCATACGCATGATCGCCGGGGTAACTTCTTCCGGGTCAAACAGCCGGGACGTGACTTTATCCCATAATGGCGGCGTCTGGCTTAGCTCGCGGGTGATGGCGGCGGCGGTCATGTAAACGCGGTGCGTGTATTTATAATCTGACTCGTAGCTGGCCTGCGCGTGTGCCTGTACCAGCTCGGCGAGAATGAAATTAGCTACATCCCCAGCAAGCAAATCGACGTCGGCGCGAGCCATATCCGGCAGGCGGTTAAAGCGGCGCATCAGCTCCCAAAGAGTGCCGCCCGCGCTGGCCGCGCCTGCCTGTTTAGTGGCATTGCCTGCCAGCAGGTTAAACGTGCCGTGACTCATTTCACCGAGGCGATATTGAGCGTTAACGGTTTCAACGCGTGGCAATGTGCGCTCAACGAAAGTTTTCGTTAAGTACGCATTGGCACGATCAATACCCTGTGTTTTTTCCAGCTCACTGACGCGGCGTTTAACGTCGAGCTGGATAAGTGTCGGCTGCTTTTCAAGTAACTCCTGCGCACGTACTAAAGCCGCAATCATCTGACTGCGGCTGTGCATTTCCTCATAGGTAGGATAAGGGCTGGACAGTGCCTGCTTTGGCTTATTCCATTCGTAGGCCCATCCTGTTGCAATAACTGACTCGCTCATATTTCGAAAGCCAGTTGAGGAGTGAACAAATCTCGATCCGCATCATAATTTAGCGAGCTGGCGCTGTTCATGGACTCGATACGCTCAACCAGCACAGCAGCCCTGGTCTCTTTACTGGCAGGGGCATAGGCGCTTTTATTCCAGGCCTTATCAATACCGATATTGCGTGCCACATTAGTGCTATCTGCTGATGAAAGAGGCACGCGCTTGAAGAGGTCTTTATTCAACATGCGCAGACCGTGAAGCTTGGTGATTGGATAGCCACTACCATCAACAACATGGCGGATCAGATCACGCAGACGTGCTGCGCACTCTTTCGGCCGACTGGCGTCATACTCGCCCATAGAACCCAGCGCGACGCGAGGGAACTCATGGCACAGACGAATAAAACGGTCATCAGATTCATTCATGTGCCATACCGGTACGCCGGTAATTTTTCCGTGAGGCCACTCTGCTATCAGCGCGTCATTCTGCTCACCGCTGCCGCCGATTACGTCGGGAATGATGGCAAACGCAAAGCGAGGGTGATTTTTCCAGCGCGCTACAAATTCGTAATAACTGTCCCAGCTTACAACTCGTTTTTTTGTCCAAAAGCTAAACGCACCATTATCAAGCGCAAAACTCTGGCAGACTTCCGAAGCCAGCATGAGCTGGCCCGGATTTGCGAAGCTGATAAATGCGTGCCTGCCTTTCCATGCCTTGAGCGCGCATGTATCAGGTGTAATTGGCCCACCATGGAAGTGGATCATCCACGCACCTCAACCACGACGGATTTATCAGCCCCATTAGCCATATCGAAACCGGCAAAATGAACGCCCTGCTGCGGGCGTCGCACAGCAATGATTTCAGAGGCACGCTTTCCCTTGCCTGCAGCTACTCCAACCGAGCGGGCTACGTTGATGCTGGTGATATTGAAATCGCGAAGAATGCTGCGGGTGTAGAGGGTATCGCTGTTTGAAACCACAACCGGGCAACGCTCCGAGACGTCGAGCAACATGCTGACCAGATCGTGATGCTCATCCTTATTGAAACCAGCCGAGTGATAGTCCGAAAACGTGCCGTCATACGGTGGATCGCAGTACACCACATCGCCAGCTTTGGTCAGGCGCAGCGTTTCGCGGAAGTCGGCGCAGATGAATGTTGCGCGCTGCGCCTTCTTTGCAAAAGCTTCGATTTCAGCCAGTGGAAAAAGTGGCTCTGCGTAATTACCAAACGGGATGTTAAATTCACCGCGCTTGTTGTAGCGGCAAAGGCCGCGATAGCCATTGCGGTTCAGGTACAGGAAATAAGCGGCGCGCTCCAGAAGAGGCAGCGACGGATCATGATTAAATGCTTCACGCACAGCGTAATAACTTTCGCCAGTTCTGTTCTGGATAAAGAGGCTGGCCGCAATAATGATAAACGGGCGGGTGTGATCTTTTATCTGGCGATAGAGGTTGATGAGGTCAGGGTTTATATCCGCAACCAGATAGGCCGGGTAATCGGTGTTCATCATTACTGCGCAGGAACCGGCGAAGGGCTCAACCAGGCGATCACCTTCTGGCAGGTGCGCCAGCAGCTCCGGCATAACGCGGGACTTGTTGCCCGCCCATTTCAGAATCGTGCTCATACCGCACCGCCTTTTGATACTTTGGTGCGAAGTTCGGCCACGTCCTGACAGCTGACGCAGCGAGTTACGCCACGCACCGCGCGGCGGCGCTGTTCCGGGATTGGGGCATCGCAGCCTTCGCAGAATGAAGCCGCCACACTGACCGGGCGGTTAACCACGCTGGCGATATTGCGCGCCAGCAGTTCATCGGCGCGGGCCTGCGCCATGTCGATTGAGTCGGCCATTAGTGAATCGCCTCCTGCGCTTCGCTCTGATAACGCTCAGCTTCCTGACGCAGTAACTCGGCAGCTTCAACACCGCTAAGCCCTTTTTGCTGAATACGCATGGCAATCTCAGTTAAGCGGCGAGCCACCTGCAGACCGCGCTCGGCACGCTCTTCAGCGCGGGCGGTCGTGATGATTGCGGAAAGTTGCTCCACGTCGGCGTCAAATTTTCTTGTTTCGATATTTCTCATTTCACTTTCTCCAGAATTTAGGCAAAAGAATGCCCGGCGGGTTTACGCCTTTCGTTTTTGGTATTTAATTACTCAGGTAAAAAACAGTCTGCGGTTGAAAACTGACGAGGTAAAATGCTGCCCCATCGAGCCATCTTATTCATGGCGATAATAATCAACTCCCTGCGGTTCTCTTCGAAATACTGAAATGGCTTACCTATTTCTTCCGGCTTAAAGCTTTTCGGATTTTCACGATTTGCAAGCGTAAGCACACAGAATTTAAATTCGTCATTCTGATGGTTGAAATAACGCAATGCGGCGTTAGCGTTATTGTCACGCATCTGGCGCCACGTTTTACGAAATTCATCAAACGTCATTGGCTGAATCTTATCAACACGACCGCCCATCAAATGAATTTTGGAAAATCTGGCGGGTTCGTGTTGCTTTGGTACTTCCCATAAAACTCGCATATTAGTCACCGAAAATACTGCGCAGGCGTTGAGAATATCCGGCGCGCTTTGTTGTAATACTTTTCAGCAGCTCCTGCTGATTTTTACATGGATGCCAGGGTCTGCCGTTCTCGCCCATAATCCAGCCGTTGCCGTAGGACATTGAGGGACTTTGGCGCTTGAGTTGTGCCGCAAATGAAATCATCGGGCGCCCTCAGCTGATGCCAATCGAAGCACCCAACCCGCTGATTGCGTCAACAGTGGATGCTAAGGTCGGGTTAGAGTGAACGCGGTTCTGCACGGCCAGCGCGGCCAACATCATGCAGCGAATGCCGGTATTTGCTGCCTCTTGAATACTGCGGCGGCAAGTTGCAGTTATCCGCTCCGGGTTAGCAGCACTGGCGGCCATGGTTCCGACTTCAGCCGAAGCCTTCAACACGTAGGACGGAAACTTTTCTTTTGCCAGCTCATTAACCGGTACGCATGGCAGGCACTGCAGTTGCGCTAACAACCCATCCATCAGCGTGGCATCTTCGGTCAGGTCGGTAAGTAACAGTACTTCTGGAGCGGTCAGTTGATGCACCTGATCCGGGTTGAGCTTGTTACGCAAAGTTTGCACTTTCATGCCCGCACGCTGCGCCAGTTCAGCCATGTTGTGCGTAAGTGCGAACTTGCGGCAGGCGTCGTCATAGTGGTTATGGGTGGAAGTCTTAAAATCAAACATGGCTATTCCCTTGCTCAACTTAAATAATCAAACTCAGTTCAGAGATTGCGACGTGCGGGCATCGATATAGCGACAATCGACAGCCTGCTGTGTGAGTTTGTCGCGCCATGCTTTGACGTTGATAAGGACTTTGCTGCGTTTTTCAGCACTTTTTTTATTGTTGAAATCTTTGGTTGGAGCCTTGAGCAGTATGCCCTCGTCAAGCCACTGCCAGACAAGGCGCTCACTGACGCCGCGCATTGCTGCAAAGTCGCGAACGCTCATGGCGTCTGCCATTGCAGAGCCGATCATTTTTTGCAGGCTTGGCAGTAAGGCTGAGACAAGCGCATTGATTTGTGAGTCGGTAAAAGGACTTGATTGCTTTTGCGAGCTTTCAGGCTCATGCGTTGAAGTTGCTTTTGCATCTTTCATATCGCATTATCTCCGGTTAAGTAAAATATGGTGCAGTGACGTGCATCTTGGTCGATGAGCGTCACTTTAGATCGAAAATGCGATCATGTAAATCGATTTTGAGTGCGAGCTAATAATGAATGATGAAAATTTAAATACGCAGGAGTTGATAGAGCGGATCAGCTCGTCATATGGCGTTACCACTCAAAGGGCGCTTGCAGAAGTCTTGGGTGTGCCATCTAACAGCATCAGCACCTGGATTCAGCGCAACAGCCTGCCTGGAAAGGCCATTATCAAATGCTCTCTTGAAACCGGCGCAGACTTGAACTGGTTAATGACTGGTGAGCTTGTTAATTCGCATTTGCGAGATGAGCCTTTGCTGAAAGGTAAGCAGCTTTACGATGAAATCATGGCTAACGGCGGGAAGTTAGTTTTACGCCGCCTATTAGATGCCTACGGCTTTAGCATGCAAAAGGAGCTGGGCGATTTACTTGATATCTCTTCTGGCACAATCAGCACATGGATCCGTAGGGAATATTTCCCCGGAGATGTAGTAGTTGCATGCGCGCTAGACACAGGCGTATCTCTCAGATGGTTAGCAACTGGTAAAGGTGAGATGTTCGATAGTCAGCCCGAAGTTGTCACATCATCAATAAGTATTCCGAGGAAAAAATTAGTGTCGGGCGTTCTTAATGACGCAGGCAATTGGCTTATGGATCCGGCGCTTTCTACAGTCGATAAAGAATGCTTAGTGTTTATTGATGGTGTTGGTCACTCATGGTTAGTGAATACAGAAGCCAAGAACATCGCTAATGGTCGCTGGTTCGTTAATATTGATGACTCTTATGATGTGTATGATATCTCTCGCCTACCCGGTGGAAAAATTAAGCTAGCCAATCCAAGTGTCTCGTTTGAATGCGGGGCATCTGATGTTACCCCTTTTGGGGCTGTATTATTTACTCTGGAAAAACACGTATAAGGAATGGAATGAAAAAGTTATTTCTTGCCATAGCATGTCTTATTGGAGCATCTGCATCTTATGCTGCCGAAAAATCAGTTGATTTGGATTCATCAAAATTAGGTGAAGACTGGCCCCTTACTTTTAACAAAGCTAAGGTTTCCTGCATTAATAAACGTTTTATCTTCGTTTATAACACTGATACTGATGACCGATATCCTGTAAATGGCAACGCAAAAGATGCAGTCCAGTCGGGGAAAATGGAGGGTTACGACATAGATGCTGTATGGGCTGACGACCCAAACTATAAAGGGGTTAAGAAAAGCATTAGTCCAATTCTTGATGCTGGCAACAACCTTTGTGAACAATAAGTAAACTACCTCGGTTCTCACTATGACTGTTACTAAACAAAAAAATGGCAAATGGCTTGCGCAGATATTCCCTAACGGCAGGGATGGAAAGCGCATCCGTAAGCAATTTAACACCAAAGGTGAAGCCGAGGCTTATGAGGACTATGAAAGAAAAAAGACTGAAGATAAGCCCTGGCTCGGTGAAAAAGAGGATCGCCGGAAGCTAAGTGAACTAATCCAACTTTGGCACAACCTCCATGGGCAATCACTAACAGCAAGCAAACTGCGTCTCGCAAAGTTGAAGATTGTTTGCAGGGGCTTGGGTGATCCGATTGCTTCGAGGATAACAACTAAGGATTGGGCGCATTATCGAGATCAGCGGCTAAGCGGGAAAATTGACAATGGCTATCATGCCAATCCACAGAAATGGATAGCGCAACCAATAACCGTAAACCGCGAACAGTACTACCTCGAAGCTGTATTCAACGAGTTGCGCCGACTCGGAGAGTGGAAACTACCTAACCCTCTTGAGGGAATTCGGCCCTTTAAAGAAAAAGAAAAAGAGATGTCCTGGCTAACCGACGGGCAAATCAAAACCCTACTTAAAGCCTGCGATTCTTTTGGCAATATCAACCTTACACTAATCGTTAAAATCTGCCTTGCAACAGGTGCCAGATGGCGTGAAGCCGAGAACCTAACCCGATCTCAGTTGTCACCCCATAAGATCACCTTCATAAAAACCAAAGGTGGGAAAAACCGAACTGTACCTATCCCACGGTGGCTTTATGATGAGCTTTCCCCCCTGAAGGATAAAATGTTTCAGCCCTGCTATAAGGCTTTCAGTGAAATGCTGAACATTGCCAATATCCAGTTAGCTGATGGTCAAAATACGCATGTGCTCCGGCACACATTCGCGAGTCATTTTATGATGAATGGAGGCAACATCTTGGTACTGCAGCGCATACTTGGTCATGCCAATATTCGTGAAACTATGAGGTATGCTCACTTCGCACCAGACCATCTTGAAGAGGCTGCACAGCTGAACCCTATCGCGGGATATAGTGGCAGCAATGTGGCAGCGGAGGATTCATAACACTGCATTTCCCTGCACTTAAAATTAGCTTAACTAACTGTTTTTACTACCAAGTTACTGTTGTTGAATGATGTTTTTTAAAACAGGCTAAACTTGGCGTCACATCTTGCGGAATGCAAAAGGAAAAGAAGATCATGCGCACCGTTTTAAATATTCTTAATTTTGTTCTGGGCGGTTTTTTCACCACCCTGAG